GGCCGGTAAAGGAAACTCCGCTTTTGCCGCTTTTTGGATGATGTGACGATGGACAGAGGATTTACAGCGCCGATTGATGCACCTGGTCAGGCTGAGAGCCGGTCGAGCAAGGCTGCGCTGGATGCGATCCTGGCGCAGGCTGCGACGGGCGATGCGCTGCCGACGTGGCATGAGATGTACCAGGATCTACTCCAGGAGCGGGCGCCGGTGCTGGATGGCAAGGGCCAGGCGACGGGGCGCACGCGGCCGCGCTGGGACTGGCGCAAGGCGCTGTACATCGCATGGAACTGCACGCCACGGGACAAGCGCTGGCCGAAGTTTGAGAAGGAGCTGGCCAGCCTGCTGGGTTTGTCGAACACGCGCACGATGCGCCACTGGCGGGAGCAGGATCCCGAGATGGGTGAGCGGATTGCACGGCTGCCCACTGAGATGCTGCTGGGCTACGTGGCGGATGTGTTCGATGCACTGGTGACGGTGGCGAAGGACCCGGACCCGAAGTGCTTTCAGGATCGGCGGCTTTTTCTTGAGCTAACAGGTAATTATCGCCCGAGTGGCAACGTGAACCTGAGCATGACGCCGATCAGCTACATCGAGGCGCCGGACGAGGATGAGGATGGCTGACCTGGTGGAGATCGCTGCGGGCGGCCGGATGCGGCTGAACTTTCACGCTGGCCAACGACGGGCGTGGAAGTCGAAGCGGCGCTTTGTGTGCGTGCTGGCTGGGACGCAGGGCGGCAAGACGAGTTTCGGGCCGCACTGGCTGTACCGTGAGATCAGGCGGCGCGGGCCGGGCGATTACATGGTGGTGACGCCGACGTTTCCGCTGCTGGAGATGAAGGCATTGCCGGAATTTCGGCGGCTGTTTGAAGAGCAGCTCCAGCTCGGGCGCTACGTGGGTTCGCCGGTGCGCAAGTTCATCTTTTCGCAGCATGGCACGCAGCGGACGTTTGGGCCGAGCCAGGAGCCGCACGGGCTGACGCAGGTGATCTTCGGGTATGCGGCTGACCCGGAGAGTCTGGAGAGCGCGACGGCGAAGGCGGCCTGGCTGGATGAGGCTGGCCAAAAGAAGTTCAAGCTGGGATCGTGGCAGGCGATCTTGCGGCGGCTGAGCCTGGCCGAGGGCCGGGTGCTGATCACGACGACGCCGTACAATCTGGGCTGGCTGAAGTCGGAGATCTGGGACCGCTGGAAGAAGGACGACGCTGACATCGACGTGATCCGCTTCGAGAGCATCACGAACCCGATGTTCCCCAGGCCGGAGTATGAGCGGGCCAAGCGGACGCTGCCGGCGTGGAAGTTTGATCTGTTCTACCGGGCGCTGTTCACCCGGCCGGCGGGCCTGATCTACGATGCGTTCGACGAAGAGCAGCACCTCCTCCCGCGCTTCACCTTGCCGGAGAGCTGGCCACGGTTCCTAGGCCTGGACTTCGGCGGGGTCCACACGGCGGGCATGTTCTACGCCAGGGAGCCGGGCACGGGCAACCTGTACGCTTACCGGGAGTATCTGGCGGGCGGCAGGACGGCGGAGCAGCACGCGAAGGCGCTGATGGCCGGCGAGCTCGGGATCCCGCAGTGTGTGGGCGGCAGCAGAAGTGAGGATCAGTGGCGCCGTGAGTTTCAGAACGGCGGGCTGCCGGTGCGGCCTCCGGCTGTGGTGGATGTGGAGGTCGGGATCGACCGGGTGTATGGCTGGCACAAGGGCCAGCCGGGCCAGCTCTTTGTGTTCGACGATCTGACGCAGTATCTGGAGCAGAAGCGGACGTACAGCCGGGTGCTGAATGAGCAGGACGAGCCGACGGAGCAGATCGAGGATAAGGAGACGTACCACTTGCTGGACGCGGAGCGGTACATCCTGGGTTGGCTGGCCGAGACGCAGACTGTGGATCGGGCTGAGAACCCGTTCTACCGATGATAATGCGTTGTTAGCGCGTGGAAAGGAGCGACGGTGAAGGAGAAGCTGAGGATCATGTATGCGAGCAATGCGCCGTGGTGTGCCAGTGGGTATGGCATCCAGGGGCGTAGTCTGCTGCCGCGGCTGAAGGGGCTGGACTGCGTGGAGGATGTGGGGCTGTTCGCGTGGTTTGGCCTGGAGGGCGGCGGGATGGTGATGGGCGATATCCCGGTGTATCCGCGCGGGGTGGACCCTTACGGCAACGATATGTACGGCGCGCACTGCGGCCATTTCCGGGCTGACATTCTGATCACGCTGATCGACATTTGGGTGATCAAGCCGTCTATCGTCGAGGACCTGGGCGAGTGCAAGTGGCTGCCCTGGCTGCCCATCGACCACCAGCCGGCGCCGGAGATCGTGGTGAAGCCGGCCCAGGCGGCTTATTTGCCGATCAGCTATGCTAAGTTTGGGCGGGATGAGCTGGAGAAGGCGGGCGTGCCGAACGTCTACATCCCGCATGGGATCGAGACGGGGACGTTCAAGGTGCTGCCTGACGCAGAGGTGCGTGAGTTTCGCCGGACGGTGTGTGAGGATGCGGCCTGGCTGGGTGTGATGGTGTCGGCGAACAAGGGCTGGCCGAGCCGCAAGGGGTTTGTTGAGACGCTGATGGCGTTCAAGTCGGTGCTGCCCAGCCTGCCCTCGCCGGCGCTGCTGTACATCCATGCGGACTATACCAAGGTGCTGGGCGGCGGGGATCTGGCCGGGATCGTCAAGGCGCTGGGGTTGGCTGACCACGTGCGGTTCCCCAACCGCTACAAGTTGTGGGTGGGGGACTATGATCAGCGCTATCTGACGCTGATGTACAACGCGGCGGACGTGTACCTGGGTCCCAGCCGCGGCGAGGGTTTTGGAATTCCGATTATCGAGGCGCAGGCGTGCGGCGCGCCGGTGATCGTTACGAATTTCAGTTCTATGCCTGAGTTGGTGCGGTGGGGCGTTGCGGTTGAGCCGGAGCGCCTGGACTGGACTTACCAGGACAGTTGGCAGGCGGTTCCTAACGTGCCAGGAATCGCCACGGCGATGCTTCAGTTGCACGAGGAGAGGCAGGCCCTCTCTAACGGGCGGCTGCGGGCGAAACGGGAAGCGACCAGCGGGGCGATCCATCAGGAGTTCGACTGGGATGTCCTGGTCAGGGACTACTGGCGGCCGCTGCTGCTGGACGTGCTGGAAGATGTGAATAACGGAGGATCAGGCAATGGCCGTCATTAGCGGCACTCAGGGTAGCGTGGTGTACGGCGGAACGGCCGGCACTATCATCGGTGGCCTGAAGACGTGGAGCCTGGACATTGCTGCGGCGGAGTTGGATGCGTCCAACTTCGGCAGCACCTGGAAGCTGACCGAAAGCGGGATCAAGGAATGGTCGGGGTCGATGGAAGGTAACTATGACGACGCTGACACATACCAGACGAGCTTGTGGACGGCGCTGACGGGCGGCACGAAGGTGGTGGCGCAGTTCAACGTGGGAACGGCGGACTACTTCGTCGGCACTGCGGTGCTGACGGGGCACTCGCCGAGCCAGTCTTTCGACGGGCTGGGCGCGGCTTCGTGGGCGTTCAAGGGCCACGGCCCGCTGACGCGGGTGTAGTGTGTGGGCGAGCGGGGGCCGGCCGGGTGGCTGGCCTCCGCTGGCACGGGCGTGGCTCGGTCGGCCCACTTCGGAAGACCTCCGGGGTGCTGCGCGAAGACCGGCCACAGCATGAAGAAGGCGTGGCACGGTCAGAGACCGGCCACAGCAAACGGAAACGGAAAGGATTGGGACAGATGAAACGGTTGAGCAAGACCCAGGTGCTTGAGGCGCCGCTCCGGACTGAGGAGTTTGAGGCGCCGGAGTGGGGCGGGTCTATTCTTCTAGGTGAATGGCCGGTAGAAAGAACCGCGGCCATGATCGATATGTTCAGCGGCCAGGACGCAGGGTTGGCGACGAAGGACCCGGCGCTGCTGGCGAAGCTGTTCGTGATGGGTTGCGTGGATCCGGTGTTCACGGAAGAAGACATTCCTGACCTGGTGCGGCTGAGCGGCGCGGTGATCATGCGGGCGTCGACGCGGATTATGGCGCTGAACGGATTGACGGAGGCTGCCCAGGATGAGGCCCGGGGAAAATCCTAGCGGAGCAGGGCGACCTGCTGTTCCGCATGGAGCTGGTGCGGGACCTGGGCGGCATGACGCTGGGCGAGCTGGACGCGCGCATGGGCGCGGGTGAGCTGGCGTTGTGGAAGGCGAAGGCGCAGGTTGATGGGTTCGTGCAACGGCGGATGGATGGCCAGAAGCTGACGCACGCGCAGGCGATGGAGCACGCACGGGCTGATCATCGGGATGTGATGGCACGGAAGGCGCGACGCAAATTGTTGGCGCGCTAACAACGACTTAGCAAGCGGAAGGACTGACAGTCCGCCGAAGGACTGTCAGTCCGGTGACGAGGTGGCCTATGTTCGGCGGCATGACGACGGCGGCACAGTTGATGGTGAAGGTCGGCGCGGATGTCAGCGAGGCGCAGAGCAAGCTGGCAGGTGTTTCGTCGTCCTTCAAGAACCTGGGCGGCCAGGCGATGGCGCTGGGCGGCAAGATGACGCTGGGGATCACGGGGCCGCTGGTGGCTGCTGGGGCTGTGGTGACGCGCTTTGCGTCGGACCTGGAGGAGAGCGCGAATAAGGTGAACGTGGTCTTCGGCGAGCAGGCGACGGCGATGCAGGCGTGGGCAGAAAGCGCGGCGACCTCGTTTGGCATGAGCCGGCAGCAGGCGCTGGAGGCGGCTGGGACGTTCGGGAATTTGTTCACGGCGATGGGCGTGGCTGGCCAGGAAAGCGCCGACATGAGCCAGAGTCTGATCGAGTTGGCGGCGGACCTGGCCAGCTTCAACAACATCGACCCGGCTGAAGCGCTCTTGAAGCTGCGGGCGGGCCTGGTGGGCGAGGCTGAACCACTGCGCACGCTGGGCGTGCAGTTGTCGGCGGCCGCTGTGGAGGCCAAGGCGCTGGAGATGGGGCTGGCGGGGACGGCGAAGGAGTTGACTGAGGCGGACAAGGTGTCGGCCCGGTATGCGTTGATCATGGAGCAGACGGCGACGGCGCAGGGCGACTTTGCACGCACCTCGGATGGGCTGGCGAATCAGATGCGGACGGTGAAGGCGCAGTTTGCGGACGCGGGTGCGCAGCTCGGCACGGTGCTGCTGCCGTATGTGACGCAGTTCGTGGGGTGGATCGGTAACTTGATCAGCTACTTCACGAACTTGGATCCGCAGATGCAGACATGGATCGTGGCGATTGGCGCGGTCGTGGCGGCCATTGGGCCTGCGATCACGATTATTGGCGTGCTGGCGACGGCGCTGGGCGCGCTGTTGTCGCCAATAGGGCTGGTGGTGGCGGCTGTGGCCGGGCTGGTTATAGCGTGGCAGACCAATTTCATGGGCATCAGGGATGCCATACAGCCAGCGATAGACAGCTTCTTGAGTTTGATCGAGGTGATCGGGTGGGGGATTGAGGACGGCTGGAGCGTTGCGGAGTGGATCGAGGTGTTGTCGTCGAAGTTCCCGCTGCTCGGCGAAGCAATCGGAATTGTGATCGGCGCATTCACACTGGCCAAGGATGCGCTTTTGCTGATGTGGACGGACTGGCAGAGCGTGTTCACTCAGATTTGGTCTTTGGTCTCCAGCGTATTCTGGCAGATTGCCGAGATCGTTCAGACGGTGCTGTGGATTGTGATCGGGTCGATCCAAGAACATGCGGTGGCCCTACAAGAGCAGTTCGTGCAAGCATACACGACGGCCAAGGCAATTGTTGAGGGGGTGCTGACAGCTATCGCAGCCATCGTGCAGAGTGTGCTGGGCGTGGTGAAGGCGTTTCTGGCGGCTCACGGAACTGAGATCCAAGCTGTGCTGGGCCAGGCGTGGGAGCAGATCGGCAGGATCATCAATCTGGCGCTGGAGGTGATCCAGGCAACGGTGATCCCGATCTTCCAGGGAATTGCTCAATTCATCAGCGAGCATGGTACGGAGATCCAGACTATACTGACGGCAGCCTGGGAGATCATCAAGAACGTGATCCAGGGCGCGTTGACGTTGATCGAGGGTATCCTACGCGCGACGATGGCCATTCTGAAGGGTGACTGGCAAGGGGCCTGGGATATCATCAAGAACACGGTGGCGACGGTTTGGGAAAACATCAAGAATATCTTGAACGCAGCCACCAGTGCGATGGTGACGGCTGTAGGAGTCTCGCTGACAACGATCTACAACTGGTTTGTAGAAAAGTTCAATGGCATCAAAAGCTATCTGCAAGGCATCAGCCTGGCTGACATCGGCCGGGGAATGATCCAGGGGCTGGTGGATGGTATCAGAAGTATGGCTGGGGCGCTGGTGAGCGCGGCGCAGGGCGTGGTGCAAAGCGCAATCGACGCGGCGCGCAACCTGTTGGGGATGCACTCGCCGTCGAAGGTATTCCGCAGGATGGGTCAAGACACGATACAGGGTTTTATCGACGGGGTGGTGAGCATGGCCAGCGCGGCGGCGGCGGCAACGCAGAGCACGCTGAGCGCGAGCGTGCTGGCGGCGCTGGAGACGCTGGGCGGCGTGGCGAATGCGCTGGGCCAGATCATGGCGGCGATGCAGGGGCTGGCGAGCTATGGCGGCGCGGAGGATCTGCACGAACGGCTGAAGACGCTGGCCAGCGACATCAACATGGTGGTGGAGGAGCTGCGCATGTTGCCGCTGACGGGCGGCGGCATGGCGGGCACGGCGACGATGATGAAGCCTCTGGCTGAGATTTTCAGCGGCCTGGGCACGGTTGTGGACGCGCTGGAGAAGGTCGGAAGCCTGAATTTTTCAGCCGCTAACATCACGTTATTCGTTCAAAGCCTGAAGACGACGATGCCGCTGCTGGTGAACGCGCTGATCGAGATGGCGCAGCAGATCGAGGTGGATGGGCTGTTGGCGGCGCAGGTGTTCAGCCAGGCGGTGGGCGAGGTGATGGGGATCATCGGCGCTGCGGTGGAGGGGATCACGGCGGCCATGACGTTCGTGCTGCCGGAGACGGACGGCACGGACGATCTGCTGGAGGCGCTGCGGCGTTTCGTGGCCCGGCTGGAGACGATGGCGCTGGCGATGGACTACCAGGCATTTGACGCGGCTGTAAGGTTCGCTGCTGCTGCGGGCGCGATTGGGGGCAACATCAAGAACGCGGTGGCGGGGCTGCTGGCGGCGATGGCCTACCAGGCGCCGGAGGTGGACAACTCGGCGGCGCTGTTCGAGGCGCTGCGGCGTTTCGTGGCCCGGCTGCAGACGATGGCGCTGATGATGGACTACCAGGCGTTTGACGCGGCCGAGACGTTCGCCACGGCGGTGGGGCGGGTGGCGGCGGGCATAGGCAAGGGGCTGGACCTGCTGCTGGACCTGGTGGGCTACATCGGGCCGACCGAGGACGAGATCAACGACTTCATGCGTGACCTGCAGTTCCTCTTCGAGCGGATGGCGCGCTGGGCGACGCTGGTGATGCTGCCGATCATGGAGACGATCAGCGAGGATATGGCGGACATGATGGCGGCGCTGATGGCGGCGCTGAGCGAAGCGATTGAGACGCTGACGGACCTGGTGGACTACGTGTCGCCGGGGCAGGAGGCGGTGGAGGCGTTCATGCGGGACATGGACGACCTGGTGCGGCGCTTCGTGGCCTGGGCGATTGGCACGAGGAGCGGGCCGATCATGCTGCTGGACGTGCCGCCGGCGCTGATGGACGCGTTTACGGCGGCGATGGATGCGTTGGCGACGGCCATCGGGACGCTGACGGCGCTGGTGGACTACGTGTCGCCGGGCGAGGCGGCGATTGCGGCCTTCATGACGGACATGGACGACCTGGTGCGGCGCTTCGTGCTGTGGGCAATCGGGAGCCGCAGCGGGCCGATCATGCTGCTGGACGTGCCGCCGGCGCTGATGGACGCGTTTACGGCGGCGATGGAGGGTATCTCGGGCGCTATCGGCGTGTTGAATGCACTGGTGGGCTACGTGTCGCCCGGCGAGGCGGCAATCACGGCGTTCATGGGGGACATGGAGAGCATGTTCAGGCGCTTTGCCAACTGGGCCTCGACGCAATTCTCGGACGTGGCGCTGGACGTGGTGGCCGCGGTGGGCGACGCCATCGGGGCGGTGTTTGATGGGCTGGGCGCGGCGGCCACGACGTTGCAGGCGATCACGTGGTACGTGGGGCCGACAAGCGAGACGATTGACCGCTTCATGGACGACATGGAGGAGGTGATGATCCGGCTGCGGAACTGGGCGCTGGCGAATTTCACGCCGGCGAGCCTGGCCTTCTTGGAGACGTTCGGCAACATGGCGCAGGTGCTGTTCACGGCGGTGGGCCAGGCGCTGGAGGTGATGACGGGGATCGCAGACTACACGGTGAGCGGCTCGGACTTCGATCTGGCCCTGCAGCGCTTCAATGACAACCTGTTCACGATGTTGACGAGCTGGCGCACGTGGATCGTGACGATCATGGAGCCAGAGACGACGGCGCTGGTGAGCCAGTTTGCCACGGTGCTGGGCGGGATCGTGGCGGGGTTCCGCGACGCGCTGAACCTGTTGATGGACATCGAAAACGCCAATTTGCCGACGGCTGACGAGTTGGCGGCGTTCCTGCTGGCGATTGTGACGCTGTTTGATGGGGTGATCGACAGCTTCGGCCTGGTGAGGCAGGCGGTGCTGGACCAGGCGATTGAGCTGTGGATTGCGTTCGACACGCTGTACTCGATGCTGGGCACAAACTCATGGAACCGGGGCGCGTATGTGGCGAGCATGTTCATGGGCGGCCTGCTGCTGGGTATGACGAACGCGAACAACCAGAACGCGGTGCTGGATGCGATGAACGCGCTGGCGCTGGCGCTGAAGGACGTGTTGATGGAGGCGTGGGGCATCGCGTCGCCGTCGAAGGTGGCCGAGCGGATCGGCAAGAACTTTGTGGCTGGCCTGGCGAACGGGCTGGCGGACCTGCAGGGCATCCCAGGGATGATCGAGGATGCGGTGGGTCTGACGATGAACAACAATGTGCGGCTGACGCCGGCGCCTCAGCGGGCGTATCTGACGGTGAACTTCCAGGGGGCGTACCAGAGCGGTATGTCGCCGGAGGAGGAGGCGCGGATCAGCCGGGTGATGGTGATGGAGTTGCGGCGCCAGGGCGTGGTGCTTGTGACGCGCTAACAAGGGTTTAGCGTGTGGAATTGGCCGGGGCATCGATTGCGGCAATCGTGCTGCATTCATGCCCCTACGTCGAGATGGTGGACTATGAATGTGTTGGCTGTGGTTGCGAATGCGCCGAATTTGCCTCGGCTGGCGAGCAGTGAAGAGTTGGCACGGATCCAGGAGGTACCTGGTGTGTCGCTGCGGACGGTGATGGATGCGACGGCCGGCCGGGTGGCGCAGTTACTGAGCCAGGAGCAGTTTGACGCTTTGCTGTGGATCGGCCACGGGTTGGAGGGTCAGTTGCTGGTGCAAGACGGCAGGATCGATCCGTATTGGCTGGCCGCGCAGCTCAGCAGCCGGCGTGTGCCGATGGCGGTGATTGCCACGTGTTGGAGCGGTGTGCGGCCCGATGATGGCAACACCCTGCAGGCGATGACAAGTTTCGCAGATGCTTTGCCGGAGTCGGGGATCGACACGATTTCGATGCAAACACAGATGAGCGACCGCGCGGCGATTGAGTTCGACGTGGAGCTATTTCGACAACTGGCCACGGGGACGGGGCTGCGGACGGCGTACAAGGTCGCGTTGAATCGGGCGGCGCAGTATGGCGGGGTGCGCGGGCCACAACTGGCCTCTAGAGACGGCAACCAGCAGAGTGAGATGCTGAGAGCATTGGATGTGAAAGTGGACGAGATCAAGAGCCAGTTGGAGCAGATGAAGGACAGCCAGGACAGGTTGGAGGCCAGGGTGCAGCGACTGGAAGACAACCTGACGGCGCCGCCTGGCTATAGCCGGATGTATTTGGTGATCGGGGCGGCGGTGATGGCTGTGATGCTGTTTCTGCTGCTGGTGATCACGTGGAGGTTGCTGTGAATGCGCTGGAGTTCTGGACGCTGGTACGGTTTACGCTTTACCCTATCATGTTGCTGTTTGGGCTGGCCTGGGCGTTGTTCCACTGGCGGCTGTACCGGCAGGCCCGCTGTGCAGGGGATGCGTGGGCGTTCTGGCTGGGGCTGGCGATTGCGATCAACGGCGGGTCAGGGCTGGCGTCGTTGATGATTGCGAGCACGATTGGCTTTGGTCCGCTGTCAAGTATGGTCTTCACGGTCGGGCCGCTGGCGCTGGTGCTTGGGATTGTGGCGGCGACGGTGGCGCGGTTTTTGGAGGCGTAGCGGCGGTGATGGGTGATTGTCTGCATCACGGATTGGGAAGATTGCACGGATTTCACGGATGGTCGGGCGTGATTGCCCATTGGAGAGTGCAGAATGCCAGGACTGATAAATTATCCTTATGATAAGCCGGAGATGTTGGAGAAGCTGGCCTCGGATGAGCTGGCGGCGCGGCGGAAGCAGATCGACGCGGCGTGGGCGTATTACGAGGGCAACCACAGGCGGCCGCTGAAGGTGCGGGCTGGCCAGCCGGACGATAATGTGATCCTGAATGTGTGCCGGAAGGTGATCGAGCAGGGCGTCTCGCTGCTGTTCGGCACGCTGCCGGGCTTTGAGGTGGGCGGCCAGGGTGATGACCCGGAGGACGAGGCGTTGAAGGCGATCTGGCAGGCGAACCATGCGCCGATCTTTCTGCACAATCTGGCGCTGCAGGGTGGGCTGACGGGGCATTGTTTTGTGAAGCT